ATTTCATTGTATGGGTAATCAAATTTTTATTGAGGGTAGAGAATATAAAATAAATCAATTTACGTTGAATGTAGATGAATTATATTGGTTGAACAGTTATATACAAGAAAGTCCATATCACACAAAAACAGGTAATCATATAGAACAACGTACTGGCAGTTTAAATATATCTGTTGTAGGACGCAATGCTACACCCGATGAACGTAATGCATACATTGAATGGGACAACAAATATGGTGAAAGAAAATTGTTAGCAAAGGCATTCGTAGCACAATTTCCTAGATTTCAAGCATATTTGGGTGGAAACACTAGTATTGATATATGTTTAGAGGGTGCGAACAAGGCAGCTTGTTTAAACTTAATTGGTTTACGTCCTATGGATGCTTTCTTTTTTGGAGACAAATGTACACCGGGCGGTATAGATTTTCCTTTAGTGAAAATACTTAAAAATAGATGCTATCAAGTCACTACTGGTTATAAAGATACTTGGGAAAAACTAAAATCATTATGAGATACATTGCACATCGTGGGTTATTTAAAGGGCCCAATCCTAAATTAGAAAACATGCCTACTCAAATTAATCAAGCATTGCTTGAAGGGTATGACTGTGAAATCGATTTGTGGGTGTTTGATAATAGATTGTATTTAGGTCACGATGGTCCACAAACCAATACTACAGAAGAATATATACGCAATGATAGGTTTTGGATACACGCAAAAAATTTAGAGGCATTGTGTTGGTTACGTCATTCACCTATCAACCATAATTACTTCTGGCATGAATCAGATAAGTTTACACTAACAAGTGATGAGTACATTTGGACTAACCCCGGTAATCATTTGAGTATTGATAGTGTGATGGTAATGCCCGAGCATGAAGACCCTACACTTGAAGTAACACGCAATGCTTTATGCTATGCAATATGTAGCGATTATGTAGAACGAATTAAAGAGTTGAGATGCGATTAATAGGATGTGGTGATAGTTGGTGCTGGGGCGCAGAATTAGTTGATCCTAAAGAAGAACCTATACCTATTATGAATCTTCCTGGTGGCGGGTTTGAACGTCAACTAAAACCTATCAATGTTGAATACAGACTAAAGCACAGATATTTGAATTTGTTTGCTGATAAGATTAGAGCAACAGATATAGTTGACTTGAGTAAGCCTAGTCGTAGTAATGATGCAATTGTACGTACTCTTATAGAGTTCTTGGTGAACGAAGGATATACTACTGGTCGTGATTCTAGTGATTTGTTTATTACAATAGGATGGAGTAGTCCCGAACGCAGAGAATTTTATTATAAGAAACAATGGGGAAATGATAACTGGATGGAATTTGGCCCATGGAGCATGGATCAAGACCACGGTGATGAAGACATTGATAGTTTCATGCGATTGTATTTTGACAACTTTTGGAATGAAGGTGAGTTCTTACATCGTTGGATACAACAAGTTTGGCAGACAGAGTTAATGTTAAAAAGTTTGAACATCAAGTATGTTATGCATCAAGCATTCTATCACCATCATACTCAAATGATTAATCAATGGGACGATAAGAAGTACAAAGAGAAGTTTACTACAATCACGCAAGCTGACAAGTTGTTGTGGGATTCAATTGATAATGTTAAATTTATTCACAAAAATCATCCTGAATCAGGTACAATGCATCACTATATGTTGTCACAAGCAAAAGATGTGTTTGAAGTGTTTCACCCTAACAGTAAAGGTCATGCTATTTGGGCTGACTATATGTACAAATATTGTATTGAGAATAAATTACTATGAAAAATATTGCTGTAATTTTAAGAGGTCATTATAGGACATGGGACTATAATCATAAAGAGGCATTCAAATTCTATGAATCAATTGCCGAAAATGTTGAGTATTATTTTGTTACTTGGCAACTTGAAAACATGTTTTCAAAAAGAATTACGGATAGTTTTCAAGATAATAATCAAAAATTAATTAAGTTCTTACCAATCTATCCTGACCAATTATATTATACTTCATGGCATGGCCCTAGTCATCTGAATCATTCAATCATTCCTTATAAAAAACAACGTGAGCGAGAAATAATGTATGATGCAGTATTTGACACACGACCCGACATTATATACAAACGTGTAGAAAATAAAATTGTATCATTACCTGAACCCAACACTTTATATGTTACTAGATATGAACCACAACATGGTCCGGATGGTAATAAGCATATAGGTATTGAAGATCATTTTATGATGTCTACAAGTGAAATTCATAATATAATGAGCACTCGGCATGCATACCGTGATGTAATAGGTTGTCAATCACAAATATTAAAACTTGCTACTGAATTTGGAATACACACCGCTCTAATCGATTGGGTCAAAGATTCTATTGTTAGACCTACAGCATTTGCAAGCATACCTAAACCCGAGGATTATTTTGACAGAGATCACGCAAAAGTAGAAAGAGAATGGGGATTTTTGCCAGTAGAACAAAAGTTAGCACTTTTAAAACACCATGCAATCCGTGAGGAAGACTATACTACTAATAGTATATTGGCTAAATTATAGTTGACAATTATTCCAAAATCGTGTATAATCATTATAATTAGAAAGAAAAGTTATGCCTTGGATTGAAAACGTAGCCGCAAGTGATATCCCAATTGGGTTTCATCACAATGCCGGCCCAAATAGTATGTTGATTAGTATTGTGGATCCAGCAAGCTGGCGCCCTGAAGCTAAACATGAATTCAAAGAGCGGCACAATTTTGAGTTCCTTGACGTTGAAGAAAAAGACGAAGTGCTTGAAGAAGAAATGAAATGTAGCCATGAACAAGCCGCGGAGTTGGTTCGATTATTACAACACGCATTGGCTAATCGCATGAATGTGGTTGTTCATTGCTATGCAGGTGTGTGCCGTAGTGGCGCAGTTTGTGAAGTAGGTGTTATGATGGGTTTTGAAGATACTGAAGGATTCCGTAGCCCCAATCTATTGGTCAAGCATCGTATGATGCGCGCCCTCGGATGGACCTACGATGAAGATGAGAAACCAAATGTCGATGACTGGAGGACTTTTAGGAACGACATTTAATGATAAAAGTGCTTGGTTGGGATAAATAAGTATATAGGAGAAATTATGAATACTTACACCCCAACTAAAGCAAAACCCTATGTTTATCACTGTACTAACAAAATCACTGGTCATTTTTATATAGGATATCGTGAGGCGAATGTTAAACTGAACAGGATATCAGAAGTTGATTTCCCCTTGTATAAGAGTTCTTCAAAAGCCGTTAAAGACAACTTTGATAATTTTGAATGGACTATTGTAGCAGAATTTGAGAATGGTAAAGATGCGTATTCATTTGAGCAAAAATTGATCCACGAACACTGGGACAATCCATTACTTTTGAACGAACATTGCTGTCATAATGAACAACAATTCAGAAGATCGGCACCACCTTGGAACAAAGGAAGAACAGGGTTATACAGTAGGACTGATGATACTAGGCAGAAAATAAAACAAAAAAGAGCACTTCAAGTTATGGGAGAATCTCCTTTAAAGGGAAAGTCATATAATGATATTCACGGAGAAGATGCTGTATCTTTGAAGAAGAAAATTTCTGAAAAAATGTTAAGTGCAGGTATAAAAAGAACCGAAGAGTTTAAGGAAAATTTGAGAAAACCGAAAGAGAAAGTAACTTGTCCACATTGTGGCAAGGTTGGTGGGGGAGGCTCAATGGTTCAGTGGCATTTTGATAATTGTAAAAATAGAGGTGTAGAATGATACAGAAGTTGAGTGAAGATGGAAAAATTGCAGTATTGTACTCACCCGGTTTTGGTGCAGGGTGGTACACATGGAACTATGAACATCCCGAAATTCTGTTTGATCCGGCAATCGTAAAGTTTGTTGAAAAAGAAAAGTGGGATGAACTGGCTACTTATGTAGAATTGAAGTATCCTGAAATCTACAAGGGTGGTATGAGAGATTTGACAGTAGAGTGGATACCAGAAGGTGCATTGTTTAAAGTAAATGAGTATGATGGTAATGAATCAATAGAATTGAAAGAAGGCGATCACTGGATGGTTGCTTAAAGGATTAATATGTTTAAAGTAATAGGTAAGAATGTAGAATATGAAGTATATTCATTGGATGATGCCATGTTCTTAGCAAAGAAGATGAATGAATTTGTATCTATCAAAGGCACGGACTTTGAAGCCGTAGGTAAGTTCGGAGTTGACACAGTAAAAGATGGTAAGTGCCCAGATGGTGTTGCTTACGATTGGAACAAAGCATCACGCATAGGTCGTGTGCAAAAGGAAAGAGTATGAACAAGTGTTATCAATTGATCGGTGTACCGGGTTCGGGTAAAAGTACCTGGATTGCCAATCAAGAATGGGCTAAAGATTGTACTCATGTATCTACAGACATGTGGGTCGAAATGGAAGCTGAACGGGTAGGAAAAACTTACAGCGAAATCTTCGCTGATTATATGCCTAAGGCTGTACAGTTAATGGCTCAACAGGTTGTGTTAGCCCGAGATATTAATCGAGACATTATTTGGGATCAAACTAGCACTACTCTTGCAAGTCGCACTCGTAAGTTTAACATGTTGCCCGACTATGAGCATATTGCAGTAGTGTTTAAGACACCTGAGCATAAAGAACTCATGCGTCGGTTACTTAGCCGTCCGGGTAAAGAGATTCCAGATCATGTTATCGCCAGCATGATTGCTAGTTGGGAAGAACCAACTAAAGAAGAAGGCTTTAAAGAAATTTGGGTAGTAGGAGAATAATATGCCATCAGTATTTTTAACAAGTGACACACATTTTGGTCACGCCGGAGTGTGTAAATTCACAGAAGCAGACGGTGTAACAAAGATACGACCATGGTCTGATCCGGACGAAATGGATGAAGAAATGGTTAAGCGTTGGAACGAGACTGTTCGCCCTAACGATAAAGTTTATCACTTAGGTGATGTTGTTATTAACCGCAAATCGTTAAGTATATTGCATCGGTTAAACGGTGATAAGGTGTTAATTCGTGGCAATCATGATATCTTCCGTGACGATGAGTATCGCAGGTACTTTCATGAGTTACGTGCTTATCATGTAATGAACGGAATGATTTTAAGTCATATCCCATTACACGAAGCTAGCTTAGGTCGTTTTGGTGTCAACATTCATGGTCATTTACATTCTAACAG